TTTTATCGTGTAAAACTCTTCAACATCCAACCATGTTTTTGGTGTGCATCAAGAATATCTTGTAAAAAGTTTCCTACTGCTGGTTCATCAGCAGCATCAGCAAGTGCAATTCCTGCGCGGAGTTCCATAATATACTTATCATTGTCTTGAGCAAGTTCAGACATCATAATAAGGGCTGATGGTATTGCTACAATCTCATTAATTTTTGAAAGTTCTAGCATTCTTGCAAGAGTGGTAGGAGCATATGAACCTAATGCACGAATGTGTTCTGCAATTGCATCAGTCTGATCATACACCGCTTCATAGAACGTACCTAAAAATCCATGATACTCAGCAAAGTTAGGTCCTTCCACATTCCAATGAAAAGTGTGTGCTTTGAAATACAAACCAAAGTTTGTTCCCAAAATAACTTTCATCTGTTCTATTAATTGTTCCATAATTTTATTTATTTCCTTTAATCATTTTAAGTAATTCGTTAGTGGAGCCAACAAAGACTGCTTTATCTATGTTGACTCCTTTTGTGGTCTCAGACTGAGGTGCAAGCTCTTTTTTACGTTTCTGAAGTTCCAACAAATCTTTATTCATCTCAGCCAGATTTTTCATCATTGTGGCTAAGACTTCATATGCACGTGGTGATTCTGATTGATTTGCTACGGATGCCAGTTCAGTTATTGCTCTGTTGCCGTTTGTAATCAACTCACGCATATTATCACGCGCAAATTCTGCATCAGCGTCAATCTGATTCGTGTTGTTATTTACAACAACAGGTAATGTTTCAACGATCTTTTCTTCAATAGGCTCTACGTCAAAAATTTCTGACAAGTTTTTATTCAGTTTTTTCATAATGTATCAGGCCATTCTGTAATTGTTTCTGTGTATCCGTAGTTAGAATTTGGCAATGCGTTTACAGGATCAGGTTCAGTAACCACTTCAATTGCTTTGACAGGATTCACATCTAATGTATTCACTGTATATTTTGCATTTGAATAATCTCCAGTCAATACATATCTTTCTCCAATAAGTTTGTTGCCATTAGTAATTACTAATGTACCAATAGAACTATTGCTAAAGTATTCTACAGTACCAATAAATCCGTTTGCGGTATCACGCAATGTTTCACCTGTTGTGAATACATTGTTACCATTTGCATAGTCAACGTACACTTTCTGTACACTTGTAGAAGACAAATCAATATTAATATTGGTGTTTGCAGCATTGATGATTTTACCAGTCTTGACGGGTGGCCAAATGAAACTCTTTGCAGTGAATGTCAAATCCCAAAGAATTAATCTCGTTGTGCCGTCAGACATGCCACCTTCATACTCCACTGTAGATGCGACAGAGTTGAGTATGATAGGCACTGTATATTTTAAACCCATTGAAGGTATAAAATCCACAACCACACTAAAATCTGGTGTGAAGAAAGGTAAAATCTGTTCAAGTATCTGTGTGCCATCTTCGGTGTTTCGCACATAGATTGATAGACTAAACTCAAAATTATATGGCACTGGTAAATATTGAGTGTTTACACCAGTGTTTGTTGGAGAAGCAAAATTCTGCAACGTAGAAATCTGTTTACGATTTGCATCATATTCAAGACTGTCAAGATTAAATGACATTCTTGGTATTACAGAGTTGACTGACTTAACAAGATTGGGATCAGAAGTAATCTGTGTAAGATATCTTTCTTTTGGTCCATATGACAACGGCACTTTAAGTTTTTCTTTAGGTGTGCCAGATTGTGTGTAACGAACGATCTCAAGATCATTAAACATTGTACCAAAAACAACGACCATCTTACGTATGGTGCGGTGATAAAATTGTGCGTTACCTAACATCAAGGTTCTCCAAACGGATTGACTTCGGTAAAGTCAATGATATTATCACTGGCTGCTTCAATTCGTGCATTGTCAATGATGTCCTCAAATGCAGTGTTTTGAGTTACTTTATCAGACACAAGCACTATTTCCCAATTTGCACCTGATGTATTGCCTTTTATTACAGAAGAAGAAACAAAATCTCCTTGTGTTCGGTAAATATCAACGTGAGTGTTTGGCACAAAATCATAAACAATCGCTTGTGATGTAGCAGTTGCAAGTGAAGACCCTTGATACACAATTTCATCATTGACAAACTTACCTGTACCACCGCCGGCTAATGAAATACGAATTTTTGGATAGTAGTTACGAATATTGCCATCTATCTCAGCAACTCCAGTATCAATAATCTCGTTTGAAAAATAAAATTGTTTCATTTTTAATGCATACACGTACACATTACCACCACGCCCACGACCTAATGTGTAAAACATTGCTTGATCATTTTCTGATTCCACTTGTGTGATTTCAAAAAAACTTGTGGTCATTGGTATGTAAATCAAATCACCTTCATTTGGTCTTACCAAACCATTGACTGTGTATCTAAATCTAAGTCGTGAAACTAGCATGGTTACTTCATCACGAATTTCTAAACCAAACTTTGAAATGAAGTCTTGATCACCATCAAAACCATTTACATTTTCAAGATACATTTCAATAGGATGTGCGGTACGATACTGCTTTAAAACATCTTCACCAAATAGATAGTCTACTTCATCACGTGTTGTACGCGGTAAATAATAAACATCTAAACCGTATATCTTGAGTGCTTCAATAACTAAATCTTCAACCAATAGTTGTTCAGGAATAACAGAGTTACCGTTACCCAAACGTGAAGGAAAATTATTAAAATAAAAATTTGTCGCCATTATCCAGTAAATATCTCTGAAGGTAGTGAACCCATCATGTAAATCGCATCTTCCATTTCTTTGATTTCTTCAGTCGCTTCGTCATAAATCTTTTGACCATTAAGTGTAACACCACCTGGCATTTGAATACCCTCAAACTTTTTGAGATTGTTACCCCATTGTTGTTTGATTTTTGCTGTTGCTAATTGTTTGAAGAAGCGATCATTCCATATATCCGTTACACCCTCAATTGAGATTGTAGAATTAGTATGAGTAAGTGTTGGTGGTCCAACCAACGTTAAACTTGTAGGAGATTCAATGTTACCCACTTGTTTTGATTCATTACCAATGGTAATAAAATCAAACGGTACAATTTCTTGATCAAACTTTGTGCCGACACCAACAATTGTATTTGATGATGGGCTGCCCGAAGCTGTGCCTGTTAATGTAACTGTTTCTGGTTGCAACACACGATAACATTCAACGACAACATAGTCTCCTGGTTGAACATCTCTTGTCCAATCAATGTCAAGAAAGACTTTGTTTTGATGACGATTAAAACGAAACTGTGGTGTACCAGAAAATAGCAGATTCAATGTGCGTAGATGTTGCATTGTAATTTCATACGACACATACGATACTGAAGTAAAGTCATACAAGTCGTGTAGACGTAACTGATAACGTAAGTCAAACATATTGATTGAAGCATTTGATTGATCAAATGGAAAAATTCCTGTAACAAATTGAACCGCATCAGGGCAGTAAATCCATTGACGATCAATGTCTGCTTGTGTAATCATGTGCTTCATGTACAGTTTTTCGGTACCATCATAGTGATAGTCACGCCAAAACCTAAGTGCATCATCAATACGATCTTCTACTTGATCATCGTCTACATTGATTTCAATGACTGGAAAACCAAGTCTGCGTAAACAATAATCTTTGAATTGTTGTTTGGTTGTTATAGTTGCCATATATTTAATCTAATTTATGAAACATTACCAATAATTACGCAAGTGGTTGAATTTGAAAACAAAATTGTTGCGATACCTCTTGTTGTAAGATTCGCTGTTGTTCTGTCGGTATCAAAACCTGCTATGTATGCAGTTGTAATATTCAGCGTTATAATTGCATTTGCTGCGGTGTTATTGAAAATAGTGATTGCATCACCAGTAGAAAAAATAGCATCAGGCACAGTAACAGACCCGCCTACACCAATTTCAATGAACTCACCAACATCACTTGTCGCTAAAGTATAATTTGTTGTTTTTGCTGTTCCCGACCGCGGTACATTTAAATAACCCACTGGTAAGTTTGAGTTTCTACCATCATACAATCCGTCAGCATAAACGTTACCAGTCACACCAACACCACCACTAATTTGTAAAGCACCTGTTGTATTTGAAACAGAAGTTGTCGTGTTGGTTACAATTAAATTACCACGAATTACTGTGTTTCCTGTGACTGTACCACCAGTGTTCGCATTGACCGTGTTATTCGCACGTGTAAATACGGAGCCTATAAAAGGAACTAAATTTAAAGACGATGTGGTATTGCCTATGAGAATGGCAGTATTCACATTTAATGTGCCAAAAACTCTGGTGTCTGTCTTTAAAAGTGCCATGTTATTTAATTTTTCCTATAATTCTACTATTTATCATACCTGGTGAACCCATGATGATACATTTAATGTCTGGTTTTCTTCTGTAGTTTTTTCTAATTTTGGTATAATTTCAATTTTTTGTAATTGTGGGTTGTATTCAAGTAATTTTTCAAACATCTCTGCGGTCATTCTTCTTTCAAAAATTTCATTAGTTCGTATATCATAAAAACGACACAGAGGATAATCTTGTGTAGGATCTTCTGCGGTTTCTTCAGAGGTTTCTGAGTATAAAGGGTGAAGAGGATTAAAAGGTGGAATAAATCTATCCAACTCTTCGTTATAATGAAAGCCATATCCAGCAAAGATGCCTCTTATGTTACCATTATACGATGTTCTTTTACACCTCAAACCGCGTTTTTGACCATAATAATCTTCCCAATTTATATTACCTACATTTTCATCTTTCCCTGTAATAACTTCAACGACAAAATTGTTTTCATCTAAAAAAGCGTAATGTGCCATAGTTAGGTATTCCTAAATTGCCATGAAACAATTCCAGTTCCTTGAGTGATTTGAGCAACTTCAAACAAAAAACCGTCTTGAGCAACTGTTGTTGTTGTTGCACTCAGCCCCGGATCTAAATTTATTGTGTAGTCATAAGGATATTTAAGTATGACAACACCTGAACCGCCTAATCCTCCTGCAATGTAAGTACCACTTGCTTGCCCGCCGCCACCACTGCCTGTGCTAACTATACCATTTCCAGAGTTGCCGTTTGTTGTACCTCTGCCACCAACATCACTACCACCATTTGTAACAGAAATACTATCAGCACCTCCACCACCTCCACCACCTCTCATTGTAGGTATGCTTGTTATATTTGAAGAAAGCCCATTGCCACCGAAATGCAATGCACTGATGAATTGGCTATTTGCAGGAGGAAACCCTGCGCCACCACCACCTACTGCGTCACCAGAGGTGAACTGATTTACTGCTCCTGAGGTACCCTGATTTGTTGTTCCTGCCGGAGATGTAAAAGAAAAAATACCAGCACCACCGCCTGATCCGCCAGAATTTGCACGTGTTGTTGCACTGCCTCCTGATCCACCACCAATAGAAATAATTGTATCAAAATTACTGCTTGAGCCATTTGCGCCTATGCTACCACCAGCACCCACGGTAACATTGTACGTAACTCCTATTGTTGCAGTAAAAAGTGTTTCGGGGTCAGAGTTTGCACCTGATCTTTCGTCTGACGTAGAGGAACGATAACCACCAGCACCGCCACCACCAGAGTCGTTGACTGGTGAACCCATGCCACCACCACCGGCAAGCACAAGATATTGTAAATCAAAGGAAGATGATAGAGGATTTTCATTGACTTGCCCTTTGACAAGTAACTTTGAAGAAGAGTTTGCAAGAACAGAGTATATTTGTCCAACTCTAGCACTGGAAGGTACAAAATGTATATCGGTATTATTTGATGCAAGAATACCACCGTCATAAGCACTAGCAGTGGTATATACTAATGAATATGTAGACACTACACCAGAAGCAGATATTTTTTGTCCTCTGTTAGCACTATTAGGAACAAAATGTATATCACCATTTGGTGCAAGAACACCACCAGCATAAGCACCGGCGGCGGTAGTATACACCAACGAATATGTAGACACTACACCAGAAGCAGATATTTTTTGTCCTCTGTTAGCCTGAGAAGGCACAAAATGTATATCACCATTCTGTGCAAGAACACCGCCAATGTAATTACCAGCAGTAAACACCAGTGAATAAGTTGATACTACACCAGCAGCAGATATTTTTTGTCCTCTGTTAGCACTAAAAGGCACAAAATGTATGTCACCATTAGGATCAAGAACACCACCAGCATAAGCACCAGAAACAGTATACACCAACGAATATGTTGACACTACACCAGCAGAAGATACTTTTTGTCCTCTGTCAGCCTGATAAGGTACAAAATGTATATCACCATTCGGTGCAAGAACACCGCCAATATAAGCATTAGTTGTGGTATAAACTAATGAATAAGTTGAAACTACACCAGTAGAATCTATTTTTTGTCCTACTCTAGCACTATAAGGAACAAAATGTATATCACCATTTGGTGCAAGAACACCACCAGCATAAGCACCGGCGGCGGTAGTATACACCAACGAATATGTAGACACTACACCAGAAGCAGATATTTTTTGTCCAACTATAGCACGGGAAGGAACAAAATGTATGTCACCATTCGGTGCAAGAACACCACCAGAATAAGCAACAGTAGTGGTATATACTAATGAATAAGTTGATAAACCTTCAGAGTATGAAATGTTACCACGTAACTGCCGCATGTCTACATCTAAAGTAGAATCTTCAACTATTTCTGGTACTAAGACTGAATACGATGTTGCATTTGCACTAGGAGTTATTTTTTGTCCTATGTTGGCACTATTAGGAACAAAATATATTTCAGTATTTGCTGCATCAAGAACACCACCAGCATAAGCATTAGTTGTGGTATAAACCAATGAATATGTAGACACTACACCAGAAGTAGATATTTTTTGCCCTCTGTTAGCACTATTAGGAACAAAATGTATATCACCATTTGGTGCAAGAACACCGCCAGAATAAGCACTGGTAGTAGTATACACCAACGAATATGTTGATACTACACCAGCCGATGATATTTTTTGACCTACCCTAGCACTATTAGGAACAAAATGTATGTCACCATTAGGATCAAGAACACCACCAGCATAAGCACCGGCGGCGGTAGTATACACCAACGAATATGTTGATACTACACCAGCAGAGGATACTTTTTGCCCTCTGTTGGCAGCATGGGGTACAAAATGTATGTCACCATTCGGTGCAAGAACACCACCAATATATGCAAAAGAGGTCGTATAAACCAACGAATATGTTGATACTACGCCAGCAGAAGATATTTTTTGTCCTACTCTAGCACTATAAGGAACAAAATGTATGTCACCATTAGGATCAAGAACACCACCAGCATAAGCACCAGTAGTAGTATACACTAATGAATATGTGGACACTATGCCAGCAGAAGATATTTTTTGTCCTACTCTGGCAGAATTGGGAACAAAATGTATGTCACCATTAGGATCAAGAACACCGCCATAATAAGCACCGGCGGCGGTAGTATACACCAACGAATATGTGGATACTACACCAGCAGAAGATATTTTCTGCCCTCTGTTGGCAATAAAAGGCACAAAATGTATATCACCATTTGGTGCAAGAACACCGCCAATATAAGCACTGGTAGTAGTATATACCAACGAATATGTGGACACTACATCAACCGTTCTTGTGTTGTATGAAACACTAAATTTATTTTGTTGAGCAGTTCTTGTCGTAGTAACTTCATCAAAACCATTATTGGCTTGAGTTACATTGATTAAATTTCCATTTCTATCTAAACGAGCAATAATAGGCATATTAAACTATAACAAAATCTATTGAATTACACGCAACGTTAAATGTGACAAACGCCACAGAAGTATTAATGAACCCGTAAACACTGTTTTGACTAATAAACACATTTCCAGTAACACCAACACCACCCGTAACAACTAATGCACCATTCGCGTTTGAATTTGATGTTGTTGTATTTGTTACGATAAGATTACCAACAATGACTGTGTTACCAGTAATAGTGCCACCACTATTTGCATTGACGGTATTATTTGCACGAATGAACGCAGCATTTGCTGTATCACGTGCATATTGATCGTCACCACCACCGCCACCTGAACCAGCATTTGCGGTGTATTGTTTTGTGCCATCACCAAATTGAACATAGGTTCTTGATGCAATATTATCAGACACCAAGTTTGCATTGATTTCAACATTTGCAGTTACAATACCACCAAGATTAGCATTGAGTGAATTGTTTGCACGAATGAATGCACCATTGGCATATACACCAGCAGAGTTAGCTGCGATAAATGCACCATTGGCATATATTGATGAGGAGTTTGCTACATGTGATGGTGTGTTTGCAGCAATGAATGCAGCATTAGCGGTATCACGTGCATATTGATCGTCACCACCACCGCCGCCAGAGCCAGCATTTGCGGTGTATTGTTTTGTGCCATCACCAAATTGAATATAGGTTCTTGATGCAATATTATCGGATACTAAGTTTGCGTTGATCGTAACGTTTGCGGTTATAACACCACCAAGATTTGCATTTAGCGAATTGTTTGCACGAATGAATGCTGCATTGGCTTGATCAAATGCAGCATTTGCTTGCCCACGAACCCATGTATCCAACGCATTATTTGCGGCATTAAATGCAGAGTTCGCATGATTGAATGCAGCATTTGCTTGTATGAACCCAGAGTTTGCAACAATAAATGCAGAGTTTGCATAACTACCTGATGTGACTGCTTTACTATCAGCAATGTTAGCCGCAATGAATGCTCCATTAGCATATACACCAGCAGAGTTTGCAGCGGTAAATGAAGCAGCAATACTGTTGTTTTGTGTTAAATTTGTTCCTATAGCACCATTGGCAGCAGTAAAAGCACCATTGGCATATATTGCAGCAGAGTTTGCTACATGTGACGGTGTGTTAGCAGCAATAGCGGTACCGTTAGCTAAAACAAAAGCACCATTGGCATAAATTGCAGCAGAGTTTGCTACGTGACTAGGTGTATTTGCGGCAACGAATGCACCATTAGCATAAATGCCAGCAGAGTTTGCGGCAATAAATGCGCCGTTGGCATATAATGATGCAGAGTTGGCTACATGGTCTGGTGTATTTGCACGAATAAATGCACCGTTAGCATAAATGCCAGCAGAGTTTGCTGCGATGAATGCGCCATTAGCGTAAATGGCAGCGGAGTTTGCTACATGTGAAGGTGTATTTGCACGAATAAATGCACCGTTAGCATAAATGCCAGCAGAGTTTGCTACATGTGAAGGTGTATTAGCCGCAATGAATGCGCCATTAGCATATACACCAGCAGAGTTTGCAGCAATGAATCCAGAATTTGAATGATTCCAAGCAAAT